AAACTAAAGTTAAGAAGCCACGTGCTCCTCGTAAGCCTAAAGCAGAGTAAGACTTTTAGCTTGCTCGTATAGAGCACGACTAGCTAAATTCTTGCCTTTAGACTCGCACATAATATCGTGCGAATTCAAAAAGCTCAAAGCCCATTCATTCGTTGCTGTGTTCCAGTAGAAGTCTGAATGAGCTCTGAGCTTTTGTTTTTTGTATCCGTCTAGAAGGAGTTGGGCATGAACAGGTGCGGTAGATTGGTCATGGTCCACAAGATAATCTTCTCGACTGACTGAATAATGACAAGTAGGCCGCACACCACGCCAACTATCCACAACACGCTTAACGCGATCGTCTGTCGAAGAGATATACTCCCCTTCGCGAATCCAGTGATGGTGAATATCGAGCACAATAGGAACGATATCGCTAATAGTAAGACAATCATTTAACCCCCATGAGTTTTCTTCATTTTCAATAGTAATGGTATTGCGGGCTTCGGGTGAGAGTAGCTTGTAGGCACGTCTAATACCTTCGGGACCTTGTTTACCCGAGATGTGTACATTGATTTTAAGATCCTGGAAGGTTTTACCGTAGCCCATGTATCGTGCCATATCCGCATGATATTCAAACTCCTCTATAGAGCGGCCAACAATGCCTGGATTATCACTTGCCAAGACAGTAAACTGGCCAGGATGAAAAGACAACCTAACATTGTGCTCACGAGCAACATCACCAACTTCTCTAAAGTGCCGCTCGCAGTAGTCCACGACGTCAGCACGACGCCAAAAATAACTCCAGTCAGCTTGAGTATATACAGGTAAAATATCACTACTAATACGGACCATACGTAAATGTTCATTCAAAGTTCCTACTCTAGTTACAAGTTTTCGGGTAGATTCGATATTCTGAACCATTAGGTCCCATAGCTTTTGTTCTGCTACTTCTGTTGTCTGTTTATTTAACCAAGTAACTGTAGTACCGCCAGTATTGTACTGTTTGGCATCATCGTTAGCTTTGATACCTTCAGTTTGTTCTGGATGGTCGATCCATTTGCAGGCAAAGCCGATACGTTTCATAATGTGTAATCAATAAAAATGGACATAGTGTATTATAACACTATGTCCTTATAGAGTCAAACTCTTTGATTAGCCTTCGTATGTAGCCGAATTACCAGCATGTTCAAACACTTCTACACTCTTAATTCGAACACTAGGGTTTAATGGATAACGATGGTTGCCATTTACCAATAAATCTGCCATTTTGTCATAGCACATTTTAGCAAATAGTTCGCAACCCACACCGGGTACAATGCGTAAATCGCATACACCCGATCTACGATAGGGCTCTACTTGTACACGTTCTGGATTGTTATCATGTTCTGGATTGGAACTCCAACCTGCCATTAGTTTGAATCTATCTAGCAATGGATCATCTTCGGCAATTACAGTGGTATGATCAAACATATAGTCTGCCCACGCCTTAAATTCCTTGAGTCCGCCAAAGTCCATACCCCAGTTCTTTTCGTCCAATGTATCACATTCAAAGATTAATTTGATACCAATTGAGTATCCATGCAATAATGAGCAGTGACTATGTGTGGCACGCCATTGTCTAAAACAGCATGATAAGCCACGGTCGTTACCGTATGTTTTTGTTGAGTAAAATTTTGCCATTGTCTTCTCCTAAAAGTAGCAATGACATGCAGAGTTTATATTGCGGGATGAATGCCTAAGTCCGCATAATATAATTATACACTTTTATAGTGTAAGGTCAATAGTATTGATTAACCTATCTGTCCAAATGATGCCCACTGTCCTGGTGTACCACTTGCAATACACACCCAGCCAATATGTCCACCTGGTACTGGAGCAATGTTCCAACAGATATCTCCAAGATGATATATTCCTGTAGTAGGAGCCATTCCACCATTGGTAAAACGTTTGCCTCCAATATTAACATCTCCATTAACACTAAACTGTAGTGTAGGATCTGGAGTATTGATATTGATACTCAATGGACCAAATACACGAACAGCATTATTTTGAAGAACAGGATCACCAATAGTAAGTTGTTCTGTGTCTACACTAATAATTTTTTGGCTGCCCAGTTTGAATGAAAAATTATTTGTGCCTAAAATTCCACTGCTAGTTAATTGTAAAGATTGTGATCCGCCAAGCGAATCGACTAGAGTTAATTGTTTGGAAGTTGTTGTGTTTAATGTAGTTGTTCCTGCAACTTCAAGACTTCTTAATACGCCTAGTCCTTGTAAATTACTATTAACAATTCCAGAACCTAAACCATTTGCTTGTAGTGCAACAACACCGTTGATATAGTAACTTTGACTTGGTCCGATATCAAAACTTTCACTAGTCCATAAACGATCTGGACTACTCATCATGATTAGCTGACGTGTTTGCCCAGTACCAGTCCATGTTAAACCTAGACCATAAATTGCATTATCTGTGCTAGCATTAAACTGTAAAGGACTGCTACGAGTAATACGTGTGTCAGTTTGAATACTTTGTGCATATACTGTACCGTATACGTTCAATACTCCGCCACCGTTTACTGGATCGCCGATATTAACTACACCAGTTGATTTAACTGTAATACGCGGTAAATTATCTGTAAGGATTTGGAAATCACTACTGGTAAAAGTACCAATAGAACCTTTGCCTAATTCTCTGCTACCGATATCTAATTGAACACCATTTGTTAAAATACTGATAGAGTCTGTTGGTTCTGCTGTTCCAAGACCAATGCGATCTGAACTATTATCGATAAAAGCAAATCCGCCTAAACTTGTGTATCCTGATACCTGTAAGGATTTTAAAACACCTAATTGTTGTAAGTTACTGCTGGTAATAGTACTACCTAATGCACTGGCAGTTATTACAGGAATGTTGTCAATGTTATAGCTAGATCCTTGTTGCAAATCTATATTGCTATTAGTCCATAAACGTCCGCCACTACGATAAATTAATTGAGTAAGACCGCCACTATAACCCCAACTAAACCCTTTGCCGTTTAGTTCGTTTTCTGTTCCATAATTCCATTGCCCCACTGAAGCTAAAGAACCGTTAGGAGTAACTAGGTTTTGAACATTAAATGTGTTGGTTGTAATAGTACCTGCAACTGTCAAATTTTGTTCGACTTGTACATTACCGGTAACTTCTAAATGATCATTAATTTCGTAGGCCATGGATAAACACTCTCTTTTAAGTATTTATCCACGTTTCGAAAAAGGATTATTGTACTTTTAACAGTACTGTATCCTCATTAATGCGTCCATTCATTTTAGTGTCTGTAGCATTAATATCTTCCAAAAACTTGCGTAGTTGTACTTTGCCTGCGGCTTTGAACTCTTTCAGCTTGTCTTCGGGTTTACGTACAGTCTTTTGGATGCTTTTGAATTCATCAAATCCTGTAATTGTAGTTCCTTTAACACCCAAATCGTTGAATTCGGAGGCTACATACTTGCCCAATTTACGAGTCTTAGTGTTAAAGATCCAAAGTTCCTTAGCACCAATAATGTCTGTCGGGTTGATACTAACTAATTTCAAAGGTTCATTGCTCTTCATGTACTTCATTTTGGCAACAACCTTCTCTTTTGGCTGTGTTTTACGAGCACGTGGCGCACGATTAACTTTGGCTTCTTGAGCAAGCATATCGCAAGCACTCATGATTTCTTGGTAAAAAGCAATCAAATTCTTGATTTGCTTCTTACTACGATGGGCATAGCCCTCACGTAACTGCTCGTCTGCTTTGCCGGATGCCAACTCCTCCAGTTCAGCTAAATCCCTGCTGTAGAGGGTTTTAATAAGTCTAGCATGTGCGGCTTTGACTTGTTTGCCCTTGAGCAAGTTAAGCACTTTGAACGCTTTTGGATCAAAGTTTTCTGGATCTGTTTGGAAGCCTTCAATAGCGTCTTCCAATTCTTCAGTCATTCGATAAGCGGCTTCTTTGACACGCTCTTGAATTGAAGGCTGAACTACTACAGGCTTGTCTGTAATCACTTCGTCTTCGTCTTTGTCGTTCTTGCCAGCTTCAATTACTTCTACAATCTGCTCACGCAACCATGCACTTGTGTCTCGACCTTGATTAAAGTCTGCACGAATAGATGGCATACCACGTAACAAACAACTTGCAATGGCACCCATTGTAGTGTTGCAACGATTATCTTTGGTTTTCTTAAAAGCTGTAATGTCAGCTTTGGTACAACCAGTATCAGTCATCCATTTGATAACCGCAGGCTTCAAATCTTTACCGCTAAATTCCAAACGGTAATAGCTCATAGCATTGTGCCAGTGACGCTGAAATTGTTCAGCTGTCATTTTCTCAACATCGTCCCAAACTGGACTGTGATCTTTCACAGCTCGTGTGCGATGTGCAGTTACCTGCTTTTTGGTAACGCGAGTTTTAGTTGCTGTCTTTGCCAATTTCTGCTCCTGCTTTGTTTAACATGTATATATTATAGCTTCGAACTACTTAGCTGTCAACTGTAAAATTGGTAAGTTAGTACCTACTTACATAGCTGATAGAACTTTTCCATTTCGGGAAATGCTTGTAAGAAATTGGTTCCTCTGCGTCTGTCGTGCTCGTTTACAAACTTGTAAAAGTCTCTTCTCCAAATTTCTAAACCTTTCATCGGACTAGCAAGTAAAGATTCGAAAAGTTCATATACTCGTTGCATACGATCAATTTCATAATCAGTATAGTATCCTTTGTTTACTTTCATATATTCTAAACTTGACAATGTGATTGGTAGGAAATCTTCTGTAAGCATACCAACAGTCATCCATTCCGGATTACGCAAATAAGGAATATCAATACCTACCCATCTTTTGCTAGTCACATACTTCTTCTTTAATTCCAAAAAGTCTGTCAAAAACCCTGTATAAGAATTAACTGATAATGCATTGTATGTTGACATTACAATTAATCTAGTATTAGGGCTTTCGCTTAACAATAAATTACAGTTATCAAGCCATTCGGTATAGTTCAAACCAAATCTTATATATTCGGCTTGGACTCCTTGTGCTTCGCAACTTGTATAAATTGTTAAAGATTTAACAGCATTTTTCTCATGTATGACTTTTATCTTTTTAATAAATTCGTCTATAAGTTTTTTTGGAACACCTAAGTTACTGTTAATGCCCAATTCTAAATTAGGATTAGGATTATCAATGATATAGTCTAACACTTTGAAAGTATGTTTAGTCATTAAAGGCTCGCCGCCTGTAATGCGGAAGGTATGCAAATTAGGATATAATTCGGGCCACCATTGCCAAAACGCATCTACATAAGGATTTTCTTCTCTTTCAGGTATTGGCATTTTATGATCATCTTCAAACATCTTTAAATGATTATAATTTAAATGTGTAGGGTATCCGCCAAACTGTTGTATTTCTTCCATCCATTTACTGCTAATTTCTGGACTACAGTAACTACATTTAAAATTACATCCGTAACTAAAACTAATTTCTAAATAACTGGGATTAATATCTTTTTCCCACCCTGCGTCTATAACTTCTTTAAAATAAGGTAATGCCCACTCGTCTGCACTTTTGTATGTTCTATCACTGAACGCATCGGTCTTATCTTCTACGTTCCAGCAGTACTGACATTCACTAGGACGAGTACCAGTCATCATTTGTTTACGCAATTCTTTTTTATATTCTGTATTGTGTAATGCACTAGGATTACGTTTAATTTCCTCAATAGGAATTACGTGAGTTTTAGGATGATGGCAACTATGGGTATGACCGGTAGGCAGGTGTACAGTTACTTGTTTCCATTTGGCCAGACACATACCTGGACCAATCTTATCCAAGTCGTGTTTAACGTGTTTTAATTTTCTATCTTGCACAGATTTTTTTATATTTCGAATTAAGTCCATAGGCCTTGACGCACTTTGATAAGACGAATCATCATAGCTTCATCTTCGGCCTCGTAAGCCTCTTCCATCTTGTGCATTTTGTCCATAGCAACACGACTCATCTCGGCAAGCTCAGGACTTTTTTCTTTGCCAAAACTTAGACGGCCACTATTGGCTAGACGTGCGGCTTCACAATAAGCACTCCAGCCGCTTGCCTCCATTGGTTCTGGTCGATTACGATACACAGTAGTCCACCAAAGATACAGCTCTTTAATTTCCTTAGCATTATTGGCTTGGAAAGTTGGAACGGCTTCGTGCTTCTGGTCATCGTCAAGAAACTCTTCGTTAGTAAGAGTACTAGCCCAATCTAAGTAAGCAAGTCCTGCTTCTGGGCAACGCCAAGTACGCCAGCGTAACCAACCACTGCGATACCAGGGAACATTATATTTCTTCTGTTCTTCGCTGTTCCACATTACATAATGCCACGCTTGTTCGATTTCAACAAAGTCCACAAGTTCGTTAAACAAACATGGAAGAAAACGATTACCAACGTCACTCCAACGGCCAGGGCGGATATCACGAGGGTGGGCAGTAAGAGCATGACTCTTACTAACCCAACGATTGTTGATGTAGTAACGGATGTCATTTAGTCTGTCCGGTATGTAAAGAAAAAAGCCTTGAATATTGTCAAGCAATTCTTCTGCGACCCAGTAGCGAAAGTTATGTCGCATTTTAGCAGTGGTACGCCATTCGTCCCAGTCTTCACTAGTAGCGGCACTTAGTTTTTTAGTGCCACGAACCCAGTCTGCAAATTTTGTACATGACCAATAATTACGCATTTCTATTCCTTTCTAAAGTATAAGTTTTCATGTTAAACCATCCAGTTATAATATATTTTTCTTGTGTAGGACTAGTTTCACCTCTGTGAGTAAAAGTCCAATCAGGTGGCCAAATAAGTGTTAATCCTTTTTCAGCCTTAATTTTCATTCCTTGATACAAAAATTCTGTACCGCCTCCATCATCTACTGTATTCAAATAAGTCATAAAGACTAAATGTCTTGTTACAATAGGCCAATCTAATCCTTCTCGTTCTAAATGCCATGCTTTAAAACCGCCGCCTGGAGCATAATATTGTACTTGTGTTGACTCTATCATGTCAACCGCATCGATTTTAGAATGAGGATATTTTTGATAGTATGCGTTCAAACATTTGAATAAATGCTTCAAATAATAATACGGAACTTGCCCCGGCGGCAACATTAAATCGATTGAATCTTTTTTAGACTTGTCAACTTCTTTGTTTGCACCGTACAATCCTGGACTTAAATTTGAACTTGTTTTATGTAACTCTATAAGACGATCGCATACTGTTAGGTCAGTATACCACCCCATGATAAAATTGTTTTGGGAATTTAAATAGTGCTCTTCCATGAATTTACTGGTTCCGCCTTAATTTCATCTTCTGTACAACTAAGAGGTTTACCATTTTCATTTAAAAATGTAGTACCCCAAATTTTACCGCCGTGTTCAAATTCAACATAAGTTTCGCCGTACGCACAGAATTTTCGAGTAATGACATCCTCACCTGGTTCAGGCCAACATATAATTGCCACTACTACGGCTAATAGAGCACACGAAATTTTTGTAAAACGATTCATGTTAAATTTTTTCACCAGCTGTAAATCCTCTAAATCCTTTAAAACGTGGAAATCTTAGACTGTATGATCCGTCTTGATTTTGAGTAACCGCATCAGCACGAACTTCAACAATATTACCAAGCAGGCTACCACGATCGGACCAAAAAGAATCGCGGTCATTATCAGTGAATCCTGAGCCAACGTTGACTTTAATAAGTTTACCATCATCCTCACCTTCGCATACAAATGCACCTAATTTACCTACATTTTTACCTGTACCTTCTTCTACTGCGGTTACTGCCAGGCTGACTTCAATGAATGGTTTCATTTTTAACCAACTAACTGTTCGCTTGCATTCGTAAGGTGCATGCGGATCTTTAATCATAATACCTTCATATCCACCTGCAATAGCCTGTGCATTAATTTCTTTAAATCGTTTTTGTCCATCATCCGTGTCCAAATTGACTTCTTCGAATGTTACATATTTCACATTGGGCAATTCTTCTTCATGTTCGTCTACCCATGTAGATACCATTTTACTACGAACATACTGCGGATAATCACTACTACCTGCTTCAAAGTGTGCCAGTTGACAAAAATCAAACAAATATAATATGGCGTCATTTGCCTGTACATCACTCTTGCGATGTACTTGTTTCATTAAGTCTTGGAAACTGCTAGACATGATTTCACCATCTAAAATCAAATCAAATGGTGGAGGATTCTTTTTAACTACAGCACTAATCTGTTCTGCAATATGTGGAAAATTTACAAGTTCTTTACCATTGCGACTAAACATATCTACCCGACCATCTACCCGCACAACTGTAATAACTCGAACACCGTCTAATTTAACTTCAACCATTTTGAGACCAGCAACTTTGGTTTCATGATTGGCACTGTCATGAGCAAGTTGACAAGCAAATACAGGAATGGCGTAGTTAGGATAATTCTTTTCCACTACTTTGTTGATAGTCTTTTCGCTTACGCCACAGCGTAAGTCTTTAATAAGGATACGACGATACCAGCCATTCCATTCTTTCTTGGTGGCTGATTTCATCATAGTTTCGATCATAGTCCTTGCTGTATTACCGGTGACATTGCGAGTAGTGAAACCAGTAAGAGCGAGAGTAAAACTATCCCAAGGTAACCCAGGCCCATCTTCATCTTGTTTCTCCGGTATTTGTTTAAGTCCAAAAGTAATCATTGGATCTAGTGCAAGCCTGCAACCTTCAAAAAATTCATTATTGCCTTCTAGGGCAATAGCTTCAATGATGGCTTCTTTGTTTAGACGACTAGGATGACTTTCCAAATCCCAAATATGACTAGCACAACGACTCATAAAGACTCCAATAATTATTTGTATAAGTTTGTATTATACAGAGTAATTATCAATAAGTCAACCAGAGGTTAGTTCTAAATGGTTTGCCTTCGTAGGCATTTTCTAAATTACGTAGAATTAAGTTTTTCATTCTGCGTATAATTGGATGATTGTGGTTGTAGTTAAATGCTTTTAAATAACTATTCCAAGTTGAGTTTTTATGTCTACGGCAAATATCGGAATCTAAATATTTGCCAATATTGTTAGGATCGTATCCAAAACGATCAATTAGTTCACAGGCAGTATTGAACGCATGAGCTCCCATTTCATCTGTATCACCATAGTATTCCTGTTCTTTACGAGTTTTGTTTAATTCTGCTGTACTTTGGTATCCAGGAATAGTTTTAAAATTTCTAGCACGAAACTGTCGCATGTGTACAACTTCGTGTAGAACAACATCGGCAAAACGAAAAGCCATACGTTTGAAACGATATTGGGTAAGTTTTATTTTGGTCTGGTCTGGATTAAAATTGAAATTAACTTCTATTGCAGGTTTACCCTTTTTATCCAGTCCACTATAGTAGACTCCGCCCAAAAAAATACAACCCATTGTGGTCGGAGCATGTATGCACTTTTTAAGTTTTATCGGTAAGTACTGCTTAACATGCCTATTAATACGCTTTTGAATTTGGCTGGGAGATAAATCTTTGCCTACTATTTCACTGTTAAGTGAGTAGAACATAGAGTATAAAGAACTTCTATCAAGTTTAGACCAATCAAACGGTAGTTGGGCCATAGCACACTCCTAGACATAGCTATTTATACTATACTATGAAACCCAATTATATACACACTTTATGGGCGTTTTGTCACGATTTCGTCAATCAATCCAAAATCTAGTGCTTCTTGGGCACTCATAAAGTTATCCCGTTCCATAGCTGTATAAAACTCATCAAACGTCTTGCCCTTACTATTATGGTTAACATATAGTTGGGTAAGATTTTGCTTCATTTTTAGGATTTCTTTTACTTGGATTTCCATGTCTGTAGCTTGTCCACCAGCACCACCACTAGGTTGGTGAATCATGTGTCTAGCGTTTGGTAGCATTTTACGCTTGCCAGGAGCACCAGCAGTAGCAAGCAAACTTCCCATACTACAGGCTTGACCCATGACGATGGTGCTAACGTCAGGCTTAATGAATTGCATAGTATCGTAAATAGCCATGCCCGCTGTAACCACACCGCCGGGACTGTTGATAAAGAAGTTAATATCTTCATTACCTTGACTTTCTAAAAATAGTAGCTGGGCTACGATTAAACTTGCTGAATGTTCGTTTACATCTGTATCCAACATAACGATACGGTCCTTGAGCAAGCGACTGTAAATATCATAACTGCGTTCACCTCGAGCTTCTTGCTCGATTACCATCGGTACTAAATTAGGCATTGTTTTCCTCTATTTTATCAATTCCATAAAAACTTTGAAACGGTATACTATATACCGAATAATGCAATGCTTCGTTAATTGTTGCAAAATATTTAACGAGCATATCGCCTGTTGTTGAATAATATCTTAACTTATACATTTTTCTTTGTAAATGGTTCTAAATTTGGTGGAACCCACCCGACTGGCTTTAATACCTTACCGTCTTCACGCTTACGCACAAGTCCAGTTTCTTTATCAATTTTAGCAAAGTTGGTACCCATAACTTCTCGCCAAGCACCTTCGATGTCGGCACCCATACTG